GCTTTTAAAAAGTAATTAAACTGCTCTCTCATGTCATGTACTGTTTGCCCGTCGCTATATATCGTATAGACTATCTTGACTGCTGGACATATTCTCTCTGCTTCTCCGAACTCTGGATAGTGTATAAACTCAAACACTGGTTGTCTGTCCATTACCATTCTCCACATCCTTCTATGTCACACACAGGATAGTTACGGCAGCCTAAATGCAAAGTCTCGTCATCTACTTTGTCTTCGTCTTTCCAAGTGACATAATTATAAATAGCTTCCCAAGGTGTTTGTCCGTAGCACTCTATGCTTTTTCTAAACCACAAGAAATCAACCCCCATCATGTATTCATTCCACCTGTCTTCTGGGTTTTGATGGGATTTAAAAGACTCTCTAAAGTAATAAAAGCCTAGTAAAGATCGTGTCCTTGAGCCTAATGAAAAGGGGTCTTCTGACCCTACACAACATAACATTATATAGTATTCTCCTTGAGAAGAACATCTTCTATAACAAGCAGATAAGGCATTAAAATAATTAATCATTAGCTATTCTCCGCTATCACTCTTGCTGTTAGCTCCTGCAAATACCAACTAGCTTTCTGTAAGTCTTCTGCCGGCTTACCTTTGTAGTCGTAGCGCCACAGGTATTTCATGCAGTTGCCCTTGAGATAGCCTCTGAAAGCCTCTGTAGACATAGACTCTGCTATAGCTTCAATACACTCTATGCTGCCAGTGTTGTAGTGCGCTGGGTTGTGTACTGCATCGTGTTCGTCTTCGTAATCATCGTCATCGTCATCGTCCTGATTTACCTTAGAAAACAACTCCCACACTTCCTGTCTACCCTTTTCTGTAGTCATATCGTAGTGGTCTGTGTCTTCTTCTTCCTCGTCTTCCCAAAGGTCTGCATTTTCATTGTGTGCTGCCTTCATCCAAGAATCCAACATAGAAGGTTTTTCAAGGGCAGGGTGGTTTGTTCTTAACCTGTTCCAATCTTCAGGGGTAGCATCATTCAATCGTTTGTTCATACTCTATCTCACTGTTTTTATATCGGGTTTGTTTACGTTTAGTTTCTTTTAATTTAGAAGACGTAGATATTTTTTTAAATTTTTTCTTCCGTACAAACCTATCTCGCCTTTCATCTTTTCGGCTGTAGTCAGTCAAAGGTCTCTCTCTTTTTTGTATTGATCCAGCTATCTGGGATGCTGTCTTCGCTATACCAAGTGAACCCATTTGCAGATGCCCACTCTCCATGAGATCTTTTTGTTCCGTCCTTTCTACGCTTTGCTTGTGGCATAGGCGCACTTGGATTCGCAAACAGAAACACTAACTCTGTATCTTCAGGAAGCGCTTTGCTAATCCAAATATATTTACTAAATTCAGCGTAGTCCCAGAACCTTCCTTTAGCTTCAAGAAGAATCTTCTTACCATCAATATCTTTAAGGAAGTCGGGGTGGTAGTTGTGTTCAACAGTGTACGGAACCTTTTGAGTGTGAAAGTTCCAGCCGTCTAATATACCCGTGTGTAGCTCATACTCCCAGTTAGAATCATAACCTTTAACTAAGTCTTTTTCAACAGGTCTTTTAACTCTGGCTTTTCTAAAACCTTTCTTAACTTTTTTCAATGAAGTTGAGCCTCCCGCCTTTCTAGTTCTGCTTCTATGATTAGCCTTAAATCTTCTAAGAACAGGCCATCTATATCACAGATAGTAGCGTCTTCGTTGTTGTACAAAAAGCTACCTACTGCAATAATCATCTGATCTAATGAGAGACCATTGAGCGCTGGTTTACTTTCCATGTGATCAACTCCAAGTCAACATCTTCGATTTCAATATCGGGGAAGATTTTAATTAATTGTTTTATTTTCTTTGTTATCCATTTGGGATGATAGGCATTCAAATACATTGTCCTGTTTGCCATGAAGTGAGTTTGCTCAGGCATCATAGTCTTGTAAGTATCTACGGTGACCTTCTCAGCTTCTTCTTCGGGCAATAATTGTTTCATCCAAGAAACTAGCAATGTAATTGAGTGTCGAGTAATGCGTTTGCTTTTTTTTCTATTCATAATAATTCATCTACTTTCGGTTCGACTACTACTTTGGTTAAGTAAGTTAGGCCGTTTGAGTATTTAAATGTTCTTAAACCTTGACCATCATTGGAATCTGCAAAGCAGTTGTACTTGTATTTACACCAGCTACAGCCCTTAGCAAGCTTTATATTTCCTTTCTTTCCATCCGGTATTGGAGCGTAACAAAGTTCTGGTGGTGTGTCAAGCTCCAAAGAAGGAATAAGTTTGTTTATTTTAGATTTAATATTAGGCTTATCAAGATCATCGGGCACATACATGCACAGCTCTCCGCTCTCTTTGTTCAAAACCAAGAAGCCTCCATTCTCTGTACCCTCTGCTTCCTCATAACCGGCAAGCTGCCCAAGATAACCGAAGGGATCGTCTTGTGCTAAGCGCCCTTCCTTGAACTTGTTGAATGCAAAACGAGATGCGGTCTTAACATCAACCACCTCACCGTTTATCTTGCAGTCCATATGACCTACGATGCCGTCAACTACAACTTCTTTTTGCTCATCTGTTACTTCGTAGTCCACCATGCGTACTAACATCAACACAATCTCTTCAAGCAAGTGGCCGTACAAGAACTTAATCTGTGTCGGGCCATCCACACCACCGCGTCCTTTAGGATCACGCTTCTCATACCACAACTGGCGAGGAGGTTTACCTACATTAGACATCCGAACAGTGAAATCGGAGTCTCGTTCCCGTGGTGTTGCCCAAGACATCAAGGCTTCTTTCATTCCTGATATAGTTCGGTCAATGTTCTCTTCGGTGAGAGGCAAAGGTTTGCCATCGTCTGATAACCTCTCAAGCTCGTTGTAAATTTCAGGTACTAATTCATGTAAGCCCATCATAATTTCCTTTGTTTAAAGCTCAGTGTTCTGAACAATAGATTTTATATCTTTAAGCGAAGCCTTGAACCACTCGCCACGTTTTTCTATCTTGTTGTTTGCTAGTTGCTCGTGTACTTTTTCTTCTGCGTTCTTTCTGTTATCAAAGTACTTACAGTATTCTACCGCATAATCTCTTAGAGGTGAAGATGTTTGATACCCAGAGCATCTGTCATATGCATCAATAGCTCGTCCTACCTTGAACCACCCATCCCAAGCAGGATTAGAGATTATATAAACATAGCCGTATTCCACAGTAGAATACTTATCTAGCGATGCGAATGCTACGCTTTCAAAAGTTTTAAATCTTCCGGGGGTGTGTAGTGGATGTGAGGCAGGGACATACTTACCGCCAACAAACATACGATTAGAGTTTTTACGTCTGTGCGCTTCGATGCTTCGCCTAGCTCCATCACTTGCTCCAACATACCACCACTTGCCGCTTTCAAAAATTGAATTTTTAACATTGGGTATAGTACTTGTATTCATCGTGTCTACCTCTGAATTATTAGTGGGTTTCTGACCAGTTGTTTCCGACATTATAATCTCCATCTAAGGGGCAGTTTAAGTTTAACCTCTTGCCCGCTTCTATAATAGACTCTACTCCAAGCTTTCCTACAGCATCTGCGACAGTTTCATGGCACTCTATCTGCCACTCATCGTGTACGTTAGCTACAAACTTAGCATCTAAGTAAGTCAGTTTAGAATCTAATATTATTAAAGCCTTCTTCATTACAATAGCTCCTGCGCCCTGCAATAAAGTATTAAGTGCAGCGTGTTCAGAACGAACAGTCAAGCGCCTGCCGTCTAACGCTTTAACGAATCCGCTTTTAGCTTCTCGCTGAACTCTGTCCGTAAGCTTCTTAAATGATGGGAGACCATCAAAGAAGCGTTGTCTAAGCTGCTTACCTGCTGCTCTACCTCGTCCAGCCACTGACCCAAGCTTCGCATCTCCTGCTCCGTAGAGGAGGGCATAGATGAAAGTCTTCGCCTGATTTCTTGATTCAAGTCCTGCAAGTTTTTGATTAGCGGTGTGTATGTCTCCGTTAAGGATTTCATTTGTATAGCCCTCATCGTCTAAATAGTGTGCCAACATTCTAAGTTCTAAGCCAGAAGCATCTATGCCCACAAGTTTATAGCCTTTCGGTACTGTCCAACAAGCACGACAGTCTTCACCGTAGGGCGAGTTACTGCTGGGTATCTGTGCCATGTTAGGATGTGAGTGAGTCATACGAGATGTCACCGCACCGTTGGGATTGACATATCCGTGAACCCGTCCTGTCTCTTCATTAAGTTCTTTAATCCAGCTTTTAGTTTGTGCTAAGCGTTTCTGTAGCATCAAGTACTTAGCAATCATTGCAGCTTGCGGGATATTCTTAACCCTATTGAGTGTTGCTTCATCTACAATGGGCTGTCCTGTAGGTGTATGCTTATTAGGATTCCAGCCAAAGCGAATAAGATATTCACCGATCTGTTTCCTTGAACCTAAGTTAAAAGGTATTTCAGTTTTACGTGCAATGGGCTTACAGTTTACATCAAGCGTTAGCTTCTCGTATTCTAGGTCTGTCAGCCTTGTGCCCTTTCCGTGTTGGTCTGTAGCTGTCTTAGCTACTGCGCCTGTGGCAGTAAACTTAGGAGTAAGGATCTGTGTAACAACTACAGGTTTAAACTCCTCCTGTACCTCTTGCTCCAAGTCATGTAGTTTAGTTTCAAACATTGCCATCAGCCCCATCACCTTCTCAACATCTAATACGAAACCATTGCTCCGCTGCTCATCAATAATCTTAGCTACAGCATGCTCTATCTGAACTGATTGTGGTGTGAATCCACGGCTCTCAACCTTGAGTGCTTCATATACTTTAGTATTAAGCAGCACATCGTTCTTACAATACTCTAGCATCTCTGGAGTGTACTGTTCCCATGCGTCTTCTTGCTGTCCGAAGTCGCCTTTCTTGAACCCCAGCCTGTAGCCCCAGCCCTCAAGACCGTGATTGCCTTCGCGTGTTGGGTTAAACAAACGCGACAGCACCAGAGTATCTACAATCTTCTTGTCGAACAGGTCAACACCAGAAATCTTTTTAATTGCAGGAATGTCATAGCCAATTAAGTTATGACCTATCAGTTTAGTTGCAGAGGATAGAAGTTCATAGCCCTCTTGCAGCTGAGTGTTGTCAAACGTAAACACATCCATAGTATCTACGTCTTGAGCCACGATACAATGAATCTTCGTGGGGTCTAAGCCGTCTGCTTCTATATCAAATACTAAGTTACTCATTCGCATACTGCTCCTTTAGGATATGCTCTTTATCTTTATTCTTCCAAACATTATTAGGACTGCGGTGATCTTTGAGCATCTCTTCGTAATACTCTTGAAGCACATCAAACTCTATTGCAACGCGCAGCCCCGCTCCAGTGAAGTGTGCCCAATCAAGAATCCCAACAGGCCTAAACCTTGTTTTGTTTTTAGCTATTAAGAATCCGTTAAAGATTGTACCCTGTCTAGTGTAGCTTACTTCATAAACTAATTCAGGGGCTGTCTTTCTAAGATGTTGCAGCGCCTTCTGTAAGGCGTAAGTTCCGTAAGGTGTCTTACTCATATTATATCTCCATCAAACTGAGACGCATCGTAATCATCTAACTCTCTAAGCCTTCCTGTCTTGCCATCATACAGTAAGTTGCATGCCACTCCGACATCTCCGGTGTATCTAGATTTAAGCACTCGCACCTTGGTGGTTGATGCCTCTATTTCATCTTCTGATTGTTGGTTACGCTCAAGTGCAATCACGCAGTCAGATAACTGAGCAATAGACTGTGAGCCTCTGAGGTGTGATAGGCCTGTCTCGATACCGTTCTCATGTCCACGGTTCCCTTCAACTCTACGCAAGTGTGACACTAGGATCATGCCGCAGCCTGTTTCTTCTACCATGGTTCTGAGCTTATGCATGATACTATCAATAGCTTTCCGCTCATCATTCTCCAGTGTAGAGAGAACCAACATGTGTAAGTGATCAACAACAATCCATTTACAGTCTAGACCAATGATCATGTAGCGTAGCTTGCTGAAGATGTCATCAAGATTATTGACACCGTGGTGAGCATGAATCCAAACACGACCCTCATTATCACCCATGAATACTTTCTTGAAGCATTCGTCTAACTGATCGTCTGTGAACTGAGCCTTAACACTGTCGAGGTGTAGCTTGGCGTTAGCTTCAACGGCCATGATGCCCTCAGCAGTACGAGACCAGTTCTCTTCAAGGGCTACAACACCTACATTATCTTCTGTGTTATCGATCAGCCAGTGTTCTATCTCACGAGTAACAGATGACTTACCCAGCCCTGTGCCGCCAGTGAGAGTGACTAGCTCACCTGCTCTCATGCCTTCTAACTTGCCGTTGAGACCAGACCAAGGATAGGGAATAGCTGTTTTCTTTTCAGTGCGTAGCTTTTGATAAGCTCCCAGCTGATCAGATAGATTTAAAACACCAGAAGGTGTGTAGAGTTTTGCTTCCCAGAAAGCACTAACATATGCAGAATGTCTACCCTGACGCAACATATCGTTTGCATCCTTGTAGTCCACAGGCAGTGTCATGATCTTAGCTTTGCCGGGAGTTAATAGTTTTGCAATTTGTTTAGCCGCTTCCTTGCCGGGCTTATCGTTGTCGAAGTTAATGACAACAGAGTCGAACGACTCAAGATATTCAAGACTAGCTTTAACATCACGGACACCTCCCTGTGCCCCTGACTTTATTGATACTGCTGGCCACTTAGAACCCATAAGTTCGTAAGCAGCCATAGCATCGCACTCGCCTTCCACTAATGTTATAAACTTACCGCCTGCTTTAAACAGGTTCTCACCAAACAACCCAACTTCTTTAGAGCTTCCTTCCCAAGCAAAAGACTTATCTGGCTTGCGAATCTTTGAAGCTGCTAGTTCGTGTCCATTATAATAAGGGTAAACATGCTTATCAATCTGGCCTGAATTAGTAACTGTAGCTCTCACCCCATACTTTTTTGCTGTAGCTAAACTAATCTTGCGATCAGCCAGCTCTACAAATCTAGCATCAGATGTCCGCTGCTGGTGTGAACTCTGTTCCATCTTACTGTTCCTTTGATAAACTTCAAAGTCCGTTATCGTGTCCGGTTCAATGTCCGGTTGGTGTACTTCCGATGTACTGTAGTTTTTAAAATACTTATTACAACTAAAGCAGAATGCAGACCCATCATCATTGATACCTGCTGCATCGCTAGAGCCGCACTCAAAGCACGGCTGGTGCATTTTAACGAAAGGCATTTGCCTTACTCCTCAGTTTGTGCAACTTCCTCTGTTGCGATAGCCTCTTCCGTAAGGTGGTTTTCTTTAAGATCATTAATTAGTGCTACAGTGGCTGCTTGCATTAAGCCTGCGGTCATTGAAGCTTCTTGCAACTTGGCGTTTGCTTCTACCAAGTGTGTAAGAATTACCCTACCCTCATCTGAGAGTAGGTCTGATTCATAGTTTACGTTGTCGATTGTTACTAGTGCCATTACAGTTCATCCTCCATTCCGCCATCTAGTGAATCAAACTCTGAACCATCAG